TTACCTGGTGAATATGCTAATAACACTTATCTTTCTACTAACTATCAATTGAATGGTAGTGCGCTAGCTGATAATGTTGCTACTTTAACTGCTGCTTCTGCTACTCGTTTCGGTGGGCAATTACCTTCTTATTATGCTACTTCTTCTTCATTAGGTAGTTATCAAACAACAGCAGGACTAAGCAGCGCTGTTGCTTTAATAACAGCAAATAACACAGCATATTTTGGTGGGCAACTACCTGCGTATTATGCTACAGCTGCTTCATTAGGTAGTTATCAAACAACAGCTGGGTTAAGTGCAAGTGTTGCTTTAATAACAGCAAATAACACAGCATATTTTGGTGGGCAACTACCTGCGTATTATGCTACAGCTGCTTCTGTAACTGGGTTCCAAACGATAGCAGGATTACCAGGCGTTGTATCAACGCTTACTGCATATTCAGCAGATCGTTTAAATGGTCATTTACCTGATTACTTTACTACTAATACATCGTTAGCTGGTTATGTATTAAATCTTACTGCTGGTAGTACAAATTATGTTGGTACAGTTTCGGCAGCTAATGTTGTATCTAACGCACAATTGATTGCTAATCTTACGAACTATGCATCTCTTTCTGGAGCAAATTTTAGTGGTTCTATAAATGCTTATTCTCATAGCACTGGTGGAGGATATGGATTAGTATCCAAAGGTGTTGTGGTCAATACAACACATATTGCTATCGGTAATAACAGCGTTAACGGTTTTATAACAGCTAACACTACTAATGTGTATTTTACTGGAGTTGCGTATAATGCTAATGCAGCTGCATATTTGGGTACTACAGCTGCATCTGATTTCGCACCACGTTCAGAAGTTGTAGCGTTAATTTATGATGCTTCTTATGGTGGCGCAACACAATCATACGTTGATACTAAAGCTGGCGCTGCTTATACTAATGCGGTAAATTATACCAACATTCAAGTTGGTTACGCAACAGATGCAGCTGCTGGAGCATATACTAATGCTATGAGTAATACGCTAACTAGAAATAGTGCGTATTCTGGCAACAATACTTTCGGTGGTACTAACACAGTATTTAATTCTAATGTTACGTTTAACAACGTAGTTTCAGCAAAAGATATTAATCTTAGCGGCAATTTGAATATTTCTGGAACATTGACAACAATCAATAGTACAGAACTTCAAATAAAAGATAATAGTATACTTTTAGCTGATCAGCAAGCTAATACTTCTTCATACACTGACGCTATCGATTTTACTCTTTATGGTCAATTCGGTAATACAGCAAATACTTGGTACGCTGGTTTGTATCGTGATGCTAATGTATCTGACGGTCACTACAGTAAATCGGTTTGGAAATTGTTCGCTGCTAAAAGCGGAACAGGATCAGGATCTATTTCTAATTCAACTGTTTCTGCATTAACAGACAGTGAAACGGATGTTAGCTATAAGCTTGGTACATTATATGCTTACCTTGAACCATATGGTGTTGGTGGTAGATTTGTTGTAAACTCTTCAGCTATTTCTGTTTCTGCTAATAACAGTGTATCCGTAAATATTACTGCCAACACTATCACCTCTACTTCATTATCACTAAGTAGTGCGTTGACTGCTTGTAGCGGTGGTACAGGTATATCATCTTATAGTGTTGGTGATATGATTTATGCTTCTAGTTCATCATCATTTACTAAAATATCTGTAGGTGCTGCTGGACAAGTGTTACAAATTTCAGATCAAAATCTTCCACGTTATGCTGATTTGGATGGTGGATCTTTTTAATTAATGGAGTTATATTATGAATGAAGAATTCGTTAATACATATATTGAAATGAATAATAAAAAAATTGAAGAGTTAACTCGTTCAGAAATACTTCTTCAAACAAGATTGCTTATCGCCGAGAAAATGGTTGGTAAGTTAAATGAAGAAAAGAAGAAAACAACTGATGATTTTGAAAATTTTAAACTAGTACAAAATGAAGTTGTAACAAACTATACAGAAAAGAATAAAGAGTTGTATCAAGAAAATCAATTATTGATTGAGAATAATAAAAAGTTGATTGAAGAAATCGAATCATTGAAACAAGCAATTGTTTTAGCTTCTGAAAATCAAAAAAATGTAAAATCAATAGTAAAAAGCTAAGATAAGACCTCGGTATATACCGATTATGAGGATGCCATATGGCTAATAATAAAATTCAAATTAAGCGCACGAACGTTGCTGGCCGTGTTCCTAATACGACCAATTCATCTAACTCGATGTATATCGCAGCTGGTGAATTTGCGCTTAATATGGCGGACAAACAGCTATATACGTCAAATGGCAGCTCATTAATTACCATTGGATCTTCTGGCACCTCATTAACACTTGCCGATTCTCTTCGTATTGGTTCTATAGAATCTAGTTTACTTGTAGTCAATTCATCTTCTGTATTTACTGGCAACGCAAATTCTAATACATCAGTAAACACTACTTCTATTTCCGTTCAAAATAACACAAGTAATACAGTAATCAATCCAACAACAATCTATGTTGGAAACAATGTAGCTAATATTTCTTTGGACGTTACTGGTGGTATTAAAACAATACCTATCAGTACAATGAAAATTAATGCTGGTGGTGTAGCTACAATTCAAACAACTGTCAATCACAATATTACACTTGTCACTCAGGCGAAGTTATACGTTAATACTTCACAAGTTTCTATGAATACGGCTAATTATAGTTCTGATTATAATCCAGCTGGTTTTAATATACTTTCTATCCCTTCAGCAAATAGTATCACTGTAAATATACCAACATCTGATTTTAAATACAGATGGGGTGATAGAACAATTACATACATTAATAGAAATACACAAGGCGTTGTTACTGTTGTAACCAAAGGACCGCACCTTTATCAAAATGGCGATAAAGCATATACAACAAATGTAAAGTATAATCCAAGTAAACCACCATTTACATTCTTAGATGGATCTGGATTGCCTGTGCCTTCATCATTAACTGTTATTGATCCTTTTACAGTTAATTATACTCAAAGTGGATATTCAAGTGCTGGTAGAAGTCTTGCTGGCGCTACACTTTCTTTATATGCAGGACCATTGACGGATAATTCATTAAGAACAGGCCAAAAATATTTACAATTGAAAGCAGCAAGTTCGTTATTATCTGATTTTAAAAAAGGCGACCTTATTACTTTTTCTGGGTTTCCATTTCAAGCAGCTGGTCCTAATAATGCTGAAACGTATGATTTGGTAGGTTATGTAGCTGGCGCAAAAGCTGCTTCTCCTTCTTGGTTCAGTAAAACATCTACTACAAATTATAGATCTTACACTATCGATAGTATTCAATATAATAATGACAATACTATTTTAATTCAAATGATATTTGCGACTATGGAATATCGTTACAGATGGTTTTTTTCTGGTTCGCAATCAGCTATAACTTTATCTAGTGGATCTATCTTGGTCGATTTTACAGATACAGGTACAGTATTAAACACTTCTCAGCTATGTCCGTATTTAGATACTAGTTCTATTAGTGGAGAAATTTATGCTACGAATCCAACTGGTATAACAATCAAAAACGGATCAAAATTAATTTATGTTCTTGATAGTGCTGTTTACGTTGGCAACAATACCATTGGTAATATTATCGATGTTGCTGGTTCAAGAGTATTTAAACCTACAGCTGTAGAAACATTAACACCACCAACATTTACAGTTCAACCAAGTGTACTTTCGTTGAACGAAGGCGATTCAGTTACATATACTATTACAACCTCTAATTTCGGTACAGGAACATTATATTGGACAAACAGTGGCACTGTAACTGGAGCTGATTTTACAGATGGTGTAAATTATGGAACTATCGATATTGTAAATGACATTGGTTATATTAGTAAAACATTACTTAACGATTACACAGCTGAAGGTCAAGAGCAAATAGTATTCGAGGTTCGTAGATATTCTACTTCAGGACCAATACTAACAACAGCAGCTACTGTATATGTTAACGATACTTCAATACAAACTTACAATATATCTTCAGACTTCTCTTATAGAAACGAAGGTCAAACTGTTATATTTACAGTTACAACTCAGGGTGTCTCAGATGGTACAGTACTGTATTATAAAAATATAGGTACTACGAGCGCAGCTGATTTTGATGATGGATTAAATTCAGGTTCGCTTACTATTACTAATAACAGTGGTAATATTACTAAGACAATTGTCAATGACTTTAAATCAGAAGGCCAAGAAACTATTATAATGGAAATTCATTCTAGTTCAATCAATGGCCCAGTAGTTGTCACATCTAGTCAAGTTGCTGTACTTGATACGTCTATTGAAACTTATGCCGCTGTTGCGGATCTTTCGCCTGTTGGTGAAGGTTATAAAGTTACCTTTACAGTTACAACTCAGGGCGTGCCTGATGGAACAACGTTGTTCTGGACTAATGCAGGAACTACTACCGCAGCCGATTTCTATGATGGTATAAACTCAGGTAGCTTTACTATATCAAATAACATAGGATTAATCTCAAGAGTTATAGCTTATGATTTATTAACTGAAGGTTCAGAAACTATTATATTCCAAGTTCGTACTCAATCAACTTCTGGTCCAATTGTAGCGTATGCTCCTACAGTAACTGTTACTGATACTTCAACTTCAACAAGTACATATTATGGAATTACTTCTTACAATAATTCAATTGTATCAGAAAATTATACTCTTTCATATACTATATACGCCGAAGTTCCAAACAACACTATGTTATATTGGACAAATGAAGGGACCAGTTCAGGAGCTGATCTTACAAATGGGTTCAACTCAGGAAATATAGTAATTCAAAACAAATACGGTTCTTACATTCAAACTATTTTAGCAGATGGTATAACAGAAGGCGCAGAAACTTTTATATTTGCATTAAGAACTGGTTCTATAAATGGTCCTATCGTTTCTATGTCACCACCAGTTACTATAAGAGCTAACACCACTTGAGGATAATAAATGTCTAATTCAACATTTTCTTCGATTTTATCTTCTGACCATTTAGCTATTGAAACTCTTAGCCAGCTTCTTGACGGACAAGCAGATCAAACTGCTAATAATTTATATGCAAATGCTAGTATATTAAGTATCGGTAACTCTTCGGTTTATACGTATTTAACACCATCTAACATCAGTACTTACAGTTTTGTAGCAGGTAATGATACATCAAATGTTACTATAGACCCATTTAGTTTCTATCTTAATTCTTCTGGTTTAACAACATTTATTGGACCATTTTCTGCTTCTTTCTCTGGTATGATATCTGGACAAAATGGGTTGTATATTTCTGGTCCTTCATTTTTTAATGGACCAATATTTGCAAATAATGCTACTGGCGCTGATGGTCAAGTATACGTATCTAATGGAGCTGGTCAGTATTGGTCTGATTCGGCAAATAATGCTTTAAATTTAGGTGGAGTTCCATCTTATTTTTATGTTAACTCTTCTGCTGATTATACTATCAGTGGTGTTCATACTCATTCATCAAATATTGTTATCGGTAATTCTAGCGTTAATGCGATAATGTTCGCTAACTCTAGCAATGTATATTTTACTGGTATTTCTTATAATGCAAATAATTCAACTAACCTTAATGGTCAGCCAAGTACATATTACGCAGCAAACTCTATCCTATCAAGCTATCAAACTCTTGCTGGAATTGCAAGTAATGTTGCTACGTTAACTGCTAATAATTCGAATTATCTTGGTGGTATTGTTGCCAGTGAATATATGTTAATGACGCTACTTCCAACTTTACAAAAGGTAGCAAACTTAGCAACTGATGTTCATAAACTGACAGCTAACAGTTCTGATTACCTTGGAAATTATGCAGCAAATCAATATGCTTTTGCTAACGTAATACCAACACTTCAAACTAAAGCTGATTTATCAAATGACGTACATAATTTAACTGCTAATAATTCTGACTATCTTGGCGGTGTAGCAGCAACTTGGTATCCAAATAAATACTCTAATGCTATAATTACTGGCGTTTATAATCATTTAGCTAATGTTCAAATAAGAGCAGCTTTATGGGCTAACGGTGCATCTGGTACTGTTGGTCAGGTTCTTGCTTCTGATGCTAATGGTAATGTATTTTGGCAAACAACAAACGGTCAATCAATTTCAGTTAATAATCTCGTTGTTACTGGAGCTGTTACTGCTAATGCATTTGCAGGAGATAGAGGTTTAGTGCTTACTTCGAACGGACACGGTGGAGTATATTGGTCAGATGTCACCAATGCCAGTGGTGGTATTTTTGATGGAGGTAGCCCTCTTTCATCGTATATAAATAATCCTAGACTCGATGCTGGTGGAGTGTATTAATGGCAATTCAAATTCAATTTCGCAGAGGAACAGCTGCCCAATGGGCTTCTGCGAACACTACACTAGCACAAGGCGAACTTGGATTAGAAATAGATACCAGTTATTATAAAATCGGTGATGGTATTACTCCTTGGACTAATCTAATTTATGCTATTGCACAACAAGCAAATAACGCTTGGTACGCAAACAATGCCACATATCTCGGTGGGCTTATTGCGACTGGTTATCAAACTACTGCTGGACTAGCATCTAACGTAGCTACTCTTGCTGCCAATTCTGCTACTTACCTTAATGGTAACACCGCAGGTACGCTTAGAGCTTATTCAGAAATTATGTCTGGAACTGCTTACTCTAATTCAGTATCCTATGTTGATACACAAATAAGTGGAAGAGTAGCTACTGCAATAATTGCTAACTCTTCAGCTGCTTATACTAACGCTGTGAATATAGCTGCAGCTGATGCATCACAAAAAGCTGGTGCTGCTATTTCTTATACTGACACTAGAATCGGTACAGTTAATAATGCTATCGTAGCAAATTCTTCAGCTGCTTATACTAACTCAGTATCATATACAGACACTAGAATCGGTGTAGTAAATACAGCGATTACATCTAACTCTGCTACTGCGTATTCTAATGCAGTAACTTATACCGATACTAAAATTGGATTAGTTAATACAGCTATTGTAGCAAATTCTTCAGCTGCTTATAGTAATTCTATATCTTATATCGATACTAAAATTGGATTGGTTAATACAGCTATCACTGCTAACTCTGCAACAGCTTATTCAAACGCAGTAACCTACGTAGACACCAAAATTGGATTAGTAAATACAGCTATCACAGCTAACTCTGCTACTGCATATTCGAATGCTGTTTCATTTGTTACATCTCAATTATACGTCAATACTTCGCAGTTGTCAAGTAATTTATCAAATTATCAAACATCAGCTGGTCTTTCTTCAAATGTTGCTACGTTAACAGCAAATAACACTAGCTACGTAGGAACTGTATCCGCAGCTAACGTAGTTTCAAATGCACAGTTATCATCAAACCTAGCTAACTACGGTACTCTCGCTGGTGAAGCTACTCGTGTATTAGGAATGACTTCTAATAGTACGAATTTTGTTGGCGCCGTATCCGCAGCTAACGTAGTATCAAATGCGCAATTAAGCTCAAACTTAGCTAACTATCAAACAACAGCTGGATTGTCAGCTAATGTTGCTACTTTAACTTCTAATAATACATCATACGTTGGTACAGTATCTGCTGTTAATGTTGTATCAAATGCACAATTATCATCAAACCTAGCTAACTACCAATTAACTTCTGGTATGACAGCTTATCAAACAACAGCTGGATTGTCAGCCAATGTTGCTACGTTAACAGCAAACAATACTACTTATGTTGGTACAGTATCAGCTGCTAACGTAGTATCGAATGCTCAGCTAAGTTCTAACCTAGCTAACTACCAATTAACTTCTGGTATGTCAGCTTATCAAACAACAGCTGGGTTAGCTTCTAATGTAGCTACTTTAACATCAAACAACACATCATATGTTGGTACAGTATCAGCTGCTAACGTAGTATCGAATGCACAACTGAGTTCTAACTTAGCTAACTACGGAACTTTGGCAGGAGAAGCTACTCGTGTATTAGGAATGACTGCAAACAATACTACTTATGTAGGAACTGTGACAGCAGCAAATGTTGTTTCGAATGCGCAACTATCAGCTAACCTCGCAGGCTATGCTTCTCTTGGTGGAGCTACATTTACTGGCGCTGTTGTTGTTTCTAACAATTTAACTGTTACTGGAAACTTAACTCTTTCTACTAACAGTTTGTTCGTTGGCGCTAACAGTTTAGTAGTACAAGACGCTGTTATCAGTCTTCACACTCAGGCTAACCTTGCACCGTGGACTGTTAATGATGGTAAGATAATCGGTACTGCTTTCCATTATTATGATACCTCTGATAAACAAGCACTACTTGCGATGAATCCAGCTAATACGTTTCTTACGTATTACAAAACATCAACAGATGCTGCATTAGCTGATCCTACTGGAACTGCTCTTGGTACTATTCAGGCTGATACATTTTATTCTGGTAACTCTACTGTATATGCAACAACTAACTCTACAATCTATACTGGTACTGCTAATAATACTAACTACGTAGGAACTGTATCAGCAGCTAATGTTGTATCTAATGCTCAGCTGAGTTCTAACCTTGCTAATTATGCATTAACAAGTTCATTATCATCATACCAAACTACTGCTGGATTAGCTTCTAATGTAGCAACACTTACATCTAACAGTACTAATTATGTTGGCACAGTATCAGCTGCTAATGTTGTTTCGAACGCACAGTTGATTGCTAATTTAGCTTCTTTTGCAACATCCAGTACATTAGCTAACTATCAAACAACAGCTGGTTTAGCAGCTAACGTAGCTACCCTTACTGCAAACAACACAGCGTATGTTGGTACAGTATCTGCTGCTAACGTGGTATCTAATGCGCAACTATCAGCCAATCTTGCTAATTATGCGCTAACAAGTTCATTATCATCATATCAAACGACAGCTGGTTTATCAGCTAATGTTGCTACCTTAACAGCAAACAATACAACTTATGTAGGAACTGTAACAGCAGCAAATGTTGTATCTAATGCACAATTAATTGCTAATCTAGCCAACTATCAAACAACAGCTGGATTGTCATCTAACGTAGCGACTTTATCTGCGAACAATGCATCTTACCTTGGTGGAGTTGCCGCCGCTTTATATACTAATACATCTGGTAATTATACAATAACAGGTATCCATACTCACACAGCTAATCTTGTTGTTAATTCATCTATTATTGCTGGTGGTAATAGTGGTACTGTTGGTCAGGTTCTTACTTCTAATGGGGCTGGTAATGTTTACTGGTCTAGTTTGTCAGCTAACTTAGTTGTAAGAAGTACAAATGGTAATGGCGGTACAGTTAATACTACTGTAACTAATGTCACAGGTATTAACTTTGATGAGTCTACAGGTTTACATGTTACTGATCAGGGGTCTGGTAACGTATTCGTTAGCCTTGGTTCAGGATACAAATATATTACTGTGGCTGGCCAAACAACTATTACAGCTGTTGGTGAAGACACGCTTAATATTGCTAATGGAAGTTATATTACTCTAACAACAAGTAATACTGCCCCTAAAACATTAACAATTTCTGCTAATCTTTCTAGCTTCCAAACTACTGCTGGTCTAGCATCTAATGTAGCTACTCTTGCTGCCAATTCTGCTACTTACCTTAATGGTAAAACTGAAAGTAATTTGAATGTTAATAGTTCATTAACTTCAAATAGTTCTTCTTATATTGGTACTCTTCCAGCTGCCAACGTAGTATCTAATGCACAGTTAGTTGCTAATCTAGCTAACTATCAAACAACAGCTGGGTTAAGTTCAAACGTAGCAACGCTTTCATCCAACAACGCTTCTTACCTTGGTGGAGTTGCTGCAGCTTCTTATGTTAACTCAACTGGTTCTTATACAATTTCTGGCGTTCATACACATACTGCCAATCTTGTTTTGAGTGCAGGTATTTCCGTTAATAGTTCATTCGGTACTGCTGGTCAAGTATTGACATCTAATGGTACTACTGCATACTGGGCTGCAACTGGTGCTGGTAGCTTTACTAATGGTCAGTCAATTTCAGTCGCTAACCTTGTTATTACTGGCTCTGTAACAGCTAATTCATCAACAGGCACAGCTGGTCAAGTATTAACATCTAATGGTAGTTCAACTTACTGGGCTGCTGCAGCTGCTTCTGTAACAGCTGCTAATGCTACTTCTCAATCATTTACTGGTGATGGTACAACAACTACGTTTACTCTTACTAATTTAATAGCTAATCAAAGAAATGTTATTGTTTCGTTGAATGGTTTGTTACAGGTACCAACTACTCATTATACAATTACAGGAAATTCATTAACATTTACAACTGCTCCTTATTCTGGTGCTATTGTTGAAGCAAGAAGTATGGAAGGTGTGGCTCTTATTAGTGGTGGAGCTGGTAGTTCTACTATCGCGATATATCCACAATCATCTGCTTATACATTGCAAGCTTCTGATAATGGTAATATGGTTTCAATTACTACTGGTGGTATAACTGTTCCTTCTGGTGTTCTTACTTCTGGAATGAACGTGACTGTATTTAATAACAGTTCATCGAATCAGACAATTATCCAGGGTACATCAACTACAATGTATCTTGCTGGAGCAACTACTCCAACTACTGGTAACAGAACATTAGGACCATACGGATTAGCCACAATCATATCTGTTGGTACTGATACGTTTACAATTAGCGGTCCAGGTGTGTCATAATGAAACCTAATCTTTTAATTGCCAGTTCTACTTCAGTAAAATCATATAGTATTACTCCTAGTTCATCTTCAGTAAATGAAGGAGGAACAGTAACATTTACTGTCAGAACCACAGGTTTGACAAACGGTACAACATTATACTGGACTAATGATGGTACATCGTCGACAGCTGACTTTACTGATGGTGTAAATTCAGGTAGTTTCACTGTTACTGATGGATTAGCTGCAGTTACTGCTACTATTTCTAGACCTGTATTAGCTGATAATACTACTGAAGGTCCAGAAACTATGATAATTAATTTACGCGCTGATTCTACTTCTGGACCAATAGTTGCTACATCAACTGTTACTATTAACGATACAAGTGTGACACCAACATCATATAGTGTATCTCCAGCTGCTAGCAGCGTAAACGAAGGAAGCAGTTTAACATTTAATGTTACTGGTTCTAGTATCACAGATGGAACATATTACTGGACAATTAATAATGGTACAACAAACAGTGCAGATTTTTCAGCTTCCAGTGGATCGTTTACTATTACTAGTAATGTTGGAGCTTTCAGTGTAACGCCAACAGCCGACAGTGTTACTGAAGGAGCAGAAACATTCACAGCTTCGATACGTTCAGGTTCAACTAGTGGAACAATATTAGCCACTAGTGGTTCAGTTACTGTTAATGATACTTCATTATCACCAGCATATGCTGTTGATTTTAATGGTACAAACCAGTATTTGTTAGCACCAAGTACTGCTATTTCTAATTTTGGAACTGGTGATTTTACTGTTGAATGTTGGGTGTATCCTAGATCAGCTGCATCTAAAATTATGGTTACAAACTCAAGTGATGGAGCAGCGACAAATAATAACTATTTTAACCTTTCTTATTTTGTATCTGGCAGTCAAGTTTATTTTGGGGCGCAGATAAGAGATACTTCATCTCAAGCATACATCACATCAAATACTAGATACGATATAAACAATTGGTATCATGTTTGTTTTTCAAGAAATTCTGGTGTTTGTAGCTTTTATGTAAATGGTTATCAGGAATATGTTCAAGGGGGAACAACATCGACTAACACAGGTTCTGGAAATAATGGCTATGTGACCATTACAAAATCAGTAACTGCAAGAGCAACAGTTATAGGCGGCTTCTTATATTCTGGCGCTACATCTTATGCAAACTGTAGATTGAGTGGTGTTCGTATAATTAAAGGCGTTGGGTTATTTTATGCAGGAGGTGTACCATATCCTCCAGTACCATATACTTCAGGTACAACACTTATAGCGTGCCAGTCATCTTCAAGTACCACTGATTCTTCTGGGAATGCTTATACTATCACTAGTTATAATGGTCCTACAGTAACTAGCTTCCCATAAACAATTAATAAATATACAGTAACTAAATGGATTTTTAAATGGCTGTACAAAAGATACTCTCGCAACAAATAGCTAATACTGGTGGAACAGCAGGACAAGTTCTTGTTGCTAATTCTACTGGCGTTACTTGGGGCGATGCTAATAATGCATTGAATCTTGGTGGAGTTGCAGCTGCTAGTTATCAAACTACAGCTGGATTATCTGCTAACGTAGCAACACTAACAGCAAATAATACTAGCTATGTAGGAACTGTTTCCGCAGCTAACGTAGTATCGAATAATCAATTAACTGCTAATCTTGTTAATTATGTTAACACAGCACAGTTATCTTCAAATCTTAATAACTATCAAACAACTGCTGGATTATCAGCTAACGTAGCAACTCTTGCTGCGAACAGCGCAAATTATATCGGTTTATTACCAGCAGCTAATGTTATTTCTACTACTCAACTATCAGGTAACTTAGCTAATTATCAAACAACAGCTGGATTGTCAACTAACGTAGCTACTCTTACAGCTAATAATGCATCTTACCTTGGGGGTGTTGCAGCTGCTTCATATGTTAATACTTCATCTTCTTATACTATTACTGGCGTTCATACATATAACGCTAACATTGTAATTGGAACAACAGCTGGCATTTCTGCCAATGGTTCTTATGGTACTGCTGGTCAGGTATTAACATCTAACGGAACTACTGCATATTGGTCAACTGCTTCTAGTGGCGGATTTACCAATGGTCAATCAATTTCAGTTTCGAATCTTGCTATTACTGGTGTCGTATCTGCTAATGGTTCTGCTGGCACAGCTGGTTATTATCTAACATCTAGTGGTACAAGCAATACATATTGGTCAGCTCCACCAACAACTGTCAGACAACAATTTACTGGTGATGGAACAACAACATCATTCACAGTTACTGGTGGATATACTGCTAACGCTATTTCCGTATTTCTTAATGGTGTGATGCTTCGTAATGGTACTGAAGTAACAGTAACTAGTGGTACAGCTGTCGTATTTGTTTCTGCACCACCATCGGGCGCATTAATTGATGCTATAGGTAATGGGTCAGGCGGATCTTCAGGTGGTACTGGTTTAGTAGCAAGATCTACTGTATCAGCAACAACTGCATCATTGGCAAATCTTGCTACTGGTAATATTACTGCAACAGGTTATAAATCTTACGCATTATTAAAAATACAAACATCATGTGAAGCGTGGGTCAGATTATATACTGACAGTGCTTCTAGAACATCTGATGCATCTAGAACTATTGGCACAGATCCAGTTCCAGGAAGTGGTGTCATAACAGAAATATTAACAACAACGGGATATTTAACACAGTTAATAACTCCAGGTATATTTGGATTTAATAATGATGGAACTCCTAGCGCAAATATATACATGGCAGTTACTAACTATAATGCCAGCACTCAAGCAGTTACAGTAACACTTACTGTGGTACAGATGGAACTATAAAATGAGTCAATTAGAAGAATTTGTTGTTACTTGTAAATCTATGGAAGATTTAAATTCTTTATATAATGACTTAGAAACTTCTGGTGGAACTGATGCAATCCCAGATAGAGCCGTTCCAGTTTACCTACGCAGACCATTGAGTCAAAATACACATTATATGCTTACATTAGAAGAAGCCAATGCTTTAAAAAATGATCCTCGTGTCATTGGAGTTGACCCTGTTAAATTAATACTGGCCAGTAGAACATTGAATTCGTATACACAAACTGGAAACTTTAGTAAAACGCCAGCCAATGTAACACTGGATGCTAGTTACAGAAATTGGGGATTATTGAGATGCATCGAAGGAGCTCAAAGATCAGGGTGGGGTACTAGTAATACGTATACAACATCAGGATACACTACTGCTACATATACGTCTGAAAATCAAAGTGCTACAATTACCATTGGTCCGACAGGTAAAAATGTTGATTTTATCTCAATGGATGGAATTTGTGGAGTACCAAATCATCCAGAATTTGCTGTAAATGCCGACGGCACAGGTGGCAGCAGATATCAACAATATGATTGGTATCAGTTACAGAGTATAGCCAGTGGGTTGAATACTGACGGTGCAACGTTGTTAACGGGATCATATTCTTATGCCATGGATGCTACAATATCTAATGCTAACCATGGAGCGCATACTGCAGGTACAGTTGCTGGTAATACTTGTGGATGGGCAAGAGATGCCAATATTTATCAAATTGGCCCATTAGGAGAACAAGGACTTGGAATTGGTGTATGGGATTATGTTAGAGCATTCCATAAAAATAAACCAATTAATCCAATAACAGGTAGGCAAAATCCTACTATCTGTAATTGTAGTTATGGCAGTGCGTTAACATTCCCTACTACTAGTTTAACGTTATATTCAGTAGTACAAGCTAATCGAAGAGGAACTACTACTGGTCCGTTTGGTTCTAGTCCCTATACTCCATTTACTTCAGCGCAATTGAATGCTGTTGGAATGTATAATCGTACAGTTTCTGGAACAGTATATACTACAGTTCCATATTATGTTGCTTCTGATGCAGCAGATATAGCAGCTGCTATCGCTGATGGTATAATAATCGTAGCATCAGCGGGAAATGAAAGTTTTTTCATTGATACTCCAACAGGATCTGATTATGCCAATTGGTTTGTGGCAGCATATGGAACTTCGACTTCATTTTATCTATGGAACCAGCATAAAGGAACTGCGCCATCAGCAGTTCCAGGTGTTATATGTGTGGGAGCAGTTGATGCTATTGCATCTGAAAGAAAAGCATATTATAGCAGTACTGGTCCAAGAGTTGATGTTTATGCGCCAGGAACTTGGATTGTAAGTTCTTTAGCAACTGTAAACGCAGATTTTGGGGGAACCAGTGTAACGGATAGTAGAAATAGCAGTTATTATTTAGGTAGAGATATTGGAACTAGTATGGCAGCGCCACAGGTATGCGGAGTACTTGCTTGTCTATTAGAAATTTATCCACATATGACTCCTGCGCAGGCGATGGCATATATAAAAAGTTATGCGAAAACTTCTCAATTATCTGATACAGGTGGAACAAGTCCGTCATGGACTTCTGATACGTTTAGTTTACAAGGTTCAGTAAATAATTATCTTTATTTTCCACAGGAAAAACCCACTAGTGGAGAAATGTATCCTAAACAAAATTATCTATATAGGCCAAGTTCTGGTATTTTATATCCTCGTACTGGTATGAGATTACGTTAATAAATATACAGCATCTGGTTCATATACGGCTTAATAAATATATAAAAGGTAGAGAATGGCACAGAATCAAAACATAGGTTTACTTGGTCAGGTATTGACTGTCAACACGGCAGCAAATACTTCTACAATTACTAATGCATTAGTTGTTGGTAATTCATCAGTAAACGTTGTTATCAATTCATCTTCTGTTTATGTTAGTGGTTCACCATTAGGTGGTGCAACTAATACTGCTGCTCAATACACTTGGACCAATACTCAAACATTTTCTAACACCATTACATTTTCTGGTGCTATTGTAAGCACAAACACTATTTCAGCAAATGGTGGTGTTGGTACTGCTGGGCAAGTATTAACTTCTGCTGGTGCTGGTTCTAACGTTTATTGGACAGCTGCTGCAGCTGGAACTAACGTTGCAGCACAGTATGCTTGGACCAATACTCAAACATTCTCTAATACTATTACATTTTCTGGTAACGTGAGTGTTGGTAACGTATTAACTATTGGTAACTCTACTGTTAACACTTATTCTAACTCTACTCATTTTTATTCAGGCAATACTACTGTTTATGGATATGGTAATAACACAGCTGATGTTCTTGTAAGTGCTAGTGGCAACTTAGTATTAACAGCAACATCACTTACTTTATCAAATACAACTGCAGCTGCTGTTTCTTTAAATACTACATCGATGGCTGTCAATGCTTTCAGTATTGGTAGTTCTAACACAGCAACATTTTACAATATAAATGGTCAGGCTAACGTAGCAGCTGGTGCATTCGTTGGTAATGCTTATGCCACTCTTGGTGGTGCTTCTGGTAACTATCTTGCTTTTGGTCAACAAACAAGTTCTGCTCAATGGATTCAGTCAGGCTACTCTTCTGCTGGTGCGCCTGTTTATTATTCGATTCTTTTGAATCCTCTTGGTGGTAACATTGGTATCGGTAACAACGCTCCAGTTGATAGATTATCAGTTAATGGTACAACATATCTTGGTGGTAATACCACTGTAACTGGTAACACAACAGTTGTTAACGTATATTCTACTGGTACAATTAATGCTGCTGCTCACACTGTTGGTACTAGCTTTATTTCCAATACAACTCAGTTAACTATTGCAACACCAGTATCTGCTAATGGTGGTGTTGGTACTGCTGGTCAGGTATTAACATCTAATGGTGCTACTGGATCACCTTATTGGGCCACTTCTTCTGGTGGCGGTGGCTTTACTAATGGTCAATCAATATCAGTATCCAACCTTGCTATTACTGGTGCATTAACTGCTAGTGGTGGTGTTGGTACAACTGGTCAAGTTCTTACTTCTAATGGCAGCAATGTTTACTGGTCATCAACATCTGCAGCAACTACAGCTTTAAGACAATCATTCACAGGCGATGGATCGACAACTGTATTCACAATATCTGGTGGATATACAGCTGGCGCTATTGATGTGTTTGTCAATGGTTTGAGATTTAGAAACGGTACAGACGTTACTGTTACTTCAGGAACAACAATAACATTTGCAGTTGCTCCACCATCTGGAGCATTAATTGATGTGGTTGCAACAACTGCAACTACCTACAGTTCAATAACACCAGCTACTTACAGTGTACAATTTAGCGGCAGCAGTAATTATCTAAGTGTTCCTAATATTAATTTTGGAGCAAACAATTTTACTGTTGAAGGTTGGTTTTATCCAACATCTGTAGCTTCATTAATTAATTTTTTTGGTACAGATAACGGTAGTGGTACTATACCAAAGTTTATTTTTTATATAAATGGTTCAAATCTAGTTTTAGATACAGGAAGTATATCTGGAACTGCTTTATCAACTCCCATTTCAAACATCACAATAAACGCATGGAATCATATTGCAATAGTTAGATCAGGAACTAGCACCAATCAAACTGCATTATACATTAATGGTGTTTCTAAAACTACTGGTGCAGTAGCAAGTATGAGTAGTATTACACAACCATTTAATATTGGTTATATTGGTGAAGCTTATGGTACTACTTTTGCAGGTTATATTTCAAATTTTCGTATAGTTAATGGTGCTGCGGTATATACTGGCAATTTTACACCAATTGGTCCATTAACAGCTGTTCAAGCTGCATCTGGTACTGCTATTTCTGCAATTTCTGCTAACCAAACTGTATTGTTAACTTGTAATGGTCCAACAATTGTAGACGGTTCAAATAGTCCATTAACAATTACCAATACAGGTGCGGCAACAGCATCTACTACTGTCGGACCACTATTTACTAGTGTGACTATCAACAATTCTACTTCAGTTAACTTATCAGACACATTTGTTTCAGTATTTCTACTAGGATTATAAAGAGGGTAATATGGCAACAGCATATAAAATATTAGGACAATTAGATTCAGCTGCTACAACTTTTGAGACTCTTTATACGGTTCCATCAAGTACATCAGCTGTTATTTCATCGCTAAATATCTGTAACAGAACATCAGGAGCAAAAACAGTAAGAATTGCAGTTCGCAAAGCTGGTGCTGTTCTTGCTGCTAACCAATATCTTGCATATGATTTTACAATTGCTGCAAACGATGCAGTTGCTCTTTCGTTAGGAATAACATTGGCAGCTACAGATGTTGTTAGCGTTTATGCTAGTGCTGTTAGTTCTATTACGTGGACACTATTTGGATCAGAGATTACCTAATGACAGTTAAACCGTATTCCAGACAAAATTTTGCCTCTAGAAATTATAATGTAATCAATGCAGTACCAGTAGCTACATATAGCCTTTCGAGTCTTGCAGCTTCGTATAACGAAGGCGATACGATTACCATTACAATAACAACTACTGGCATTGTTGATGGAACGGTATTATATTGGACAACAACTGGTACAACTTCAGCAGCTGACTTTTCTGATGGTGTAGTATCTGGTAGCGTAACGATCACTAACAACACAGGAACTGTTACAAGAACAGTATTGGCTGATCTTGTAACTGAAGGTACAGAAACTTTCATATTCAATTTGCTTACTGGTTCTGTTTCTGGAACTATTGTGGCATCTACATCTTCTGCTAATATTTTAGATACTAGTATTTCACCAATAAATTATAGTATATTGTTTCCAACAACGAGCAAAACATATATTTCGCTTCCATCCTCATCAAGCCTTTATAATTTAACAGGCGATTTTACTGTTGAATGTTGGGTGAATCTTATAAATCAAACAGCTGGTGATTGGGGTATATTTGATTGTAGAGTATCTGGTGGAACGGCAGCTGCTTGGCTAGTTAACATTAGTGGTGGTGGTAAAGCTCAATTTTATAATGCAGGTGCTAGTGCTGGAGCGACTACTATACCAACAAATACTTGGACACATATTGCTTGGGTTAGGTCTGGTGCTGGACTCCGTATTTACGTTAATGGAGTTGTAGATTTAGATGTTCCTGCATATGGTTCTGGTTCTATTTCACCAGGAACAACTGCTCCAAGACTTGGTACAAAAGATAATGGTATATCTGGATATGATACTCAAGGTTATATAAGCAATTTTAGATTTGTCAATGGTACAGCTGTCTATACAGCTGCATTTACTCCACCAGTAGGACCATTAACAGCTATCACAAACACAGTAGTATTAACTGGTAAATCTGGAACTCTTAGTGATGCTTCAACAAATGCACTCACTCTGACTAATAGTGGTACTTTAATCAGTGGTGAAAATCCATTTGGTAATTATAGTATGTCATTCAATGGTACTTCTCAGTATTTAACAGTTGCATCTAATGCAGCATTTGGAGTTGGTACTGGCAATTTTACTTTTGAGTGTTGGGCGTTTTTTAATAGCACAGCGGCAACTTCTTCTTTCTTCGATTTAAGAATAAGTGGAAGTGGTGGTTCTCAAATTAAACCAACATTAATATTTACCACTGGTAATATATTAACATATCAAACTCAAAATACTGCAAGAATTTCTTCTTCTAGTGCTTTAAGTACTGGACAATGGTATCATATTGCTCTAGTTAGAAATAGTGGAACAACAACTTTATATATTAATGGATTACAAACTGGATCAACATATGCTGATACAAATGATTTTGGAACAGCAAGTCCATGTTATATTGGAACTGTTGGTGATAGTCCAGGATATGCTTATTTAAGTGGTTATATATCTAATGCAAGACTTGTTAAAGGTACAGCAGTTTATACTGCTAACTTTACCCCACCAACAGCAGCATTATCTGCTATCACAAATACATCATTATTGACTTGTCAATATCCAGAATTGTTTGATGCATCAACGAATCATTTTACAATAACAAATACTGGTACAGCACCAGCTTCTACTGCTAACCCATTTGATAATTATGCTTATGCTTTTAATGGTAGCACTCAAAATTTAAGTGTTCCTGCTAATGCTGCCATAACTCTTTCGGCTGATTTCACAATAGAATTTTGGGCGTTTGCTACAACAACAACAAACGCTGTTGATCAAGTATTTAATTATGGTAACTTTACTTGTTTGTTTTATCATAATGGTACAACTTGGACTCTTGAAGTTGGTAACGGTTCTTCAAATTATTTTACTCTTGCTGGAACAGCATCGTTAAGTGCTTGGCATCATTTTGCTATTACAAGAAGTGGAAATACCTACACATTGTGGATAGATGGAGCTTCTGCTGCAACAACATCAAATGCTAATGCACCAACATCAAATGGTATATTGTATATTGGTTCTAATTCTTCTGCAGGTCAGAGATTTACGGGCTATATTACAAACTTTCGTATTGTTAAGGGCACAGCTGTTTATACAGGTGCATTTACTCCAACAACATCACCATTAACAGCTATTACAAACACATCATTATTGACTTGTAAATATGCTGAATTGTTTGATGCATCAGTAAATAATTTTTCAATAACAAACACAGGCGCTGCACCAGCAGTTGCTACAAATTTATTTGCTGCGCCAAATAACCTTAAAAATTATAGTGGTAAATTTACTGGAAGTAACATTTTAAATGTGCCTCAAAACGCTGCATTTTCTTTTGGTACTGGAGATTTTACTTTTGAATATTGGTATTATGCACAAGTTTATGGACAACAAAATCTAGTTGACTTTAGAGGATCAGGTGGGTCAGGTGAATTTAGTACATATTTTAATTCTTCTGACAATGCTCTAAAATTTAACGATGGCGCTACTGACCTTTTTTCTACAGCTATTGTATTGAATACTTGGACGCATGTTGCTCTTTCTAGAAACAGTAATGTTTTTAGAGCTTATATAAATGGCACTCAGCTTGGCGCTAATACTTCAACCGCTACAAATTATACTAATACAACAGGATTAAATATAGGCGCATATAGAACTAGTTTGGCTTTTTTCAATGGATATATCTCAAACCTTCGTGTTGTCAAGGGTACAGGAATGTATACAGCTAACTTTACACCATCAGTAGGACCATTACTTCCTGTTGCAAATACAGTATTGTTAACTCTTCAATCAAATAGAATATATGATGCTGGTCCAAATCAGTTTTCAATAACGAATACTGGTTCAACCAAGATGGCATATCTATCACCATTCTCAACATAATTATAGGTAATCAATGACTCAGATTCAACAGTTTAGTTTATTTGGTAATCAGGGTGGTGGGCTTGTTTGGCAAGCTGTTCAAACATCTAGTTTTACTGCCACAGCAAACTATGCTTATCCTGTTAATACATCTTCTGGACCTGTTTATGTAACATTACCAGCTTCTCCTACTATTGGACAACAAATTTCTATTACTGACTATGCTGGAACCTTTGCTGGTAACAATTGCATTATCAATCCTAATGGTGGTAAAATATCTGGTTCATCAGCTAATGCTGTATTAGCTACTTCAAGAGAAGGTGCTTCTATTGTTTATGTTGATTCTACTCAAGGTTGGTTAGGGTATGGAAACTTTGTTAATAATCCAGTAGGACCATATACAGTAACATATTTAATAGTTGCAGGTGGCGGTGGAGGTGCATACAATCTTTCTGGTGGTGGAGGCGCTGGTGGTTTACTTACTGGAACAACATCATTTACTCCTGGTGCAGTATATTCAATACAGGTTGGTTCTGGAGGCGCTAGTGGTGCTACTTCTGGTCAAGGTGGTAATGGAGCAAATTCTTCAATAACTGGGTTAACAACAGCTATTGGTGGTGGTGGCGGTGGAACAGCTGGATCATCCCCTACATTTAATGGTAATGCAGGTGGTTCTGGTGGTGGTGGTGGATATCCTTCAGGAACAGGTGGTTCTGGAACAAGCGGTCAAGGAAATGCTGGTGCAAGTTATACATCTGGAGCTGGTGGTGGTGGAGGCGGTGCTGGTGGCGCCGCTGTAAATCAAACTGGAGGCGTTGGTGTAGCTTCTTCAATTACAGGCGTATCTGTTTATTATGCTGGTGGTGGTGGCGGAGGAACTACTGGCACTGGTGGTTCTGGTGGTTCTGGTGGAGGCGGTGCTGGTGGTAATAATAATCTAGGCGGAACAGCAGGCACTGTCAATTCAGGCGGTGGTGGCGGTGGTGGCGGTAATAATTTTGGTGCTGGTTCAGCTGGTGGTTCTGGTGTTGTTATTATTTCTATACCAACAGGAAGCTATACTGGAATTAAAACAGGTTCGCCAACTGTAACCACTAATGGCGGATATACTATTCTAACATTCACAGCATCTGGCTCTTATACAGCTTAATAAAAGGAGAAATAAATTATGGGACATTTTGCAAAAGTAGTAAACGGAACAGTGGTAAACGTAATTGTGGCAGAGCCAGATTTCTTTGACACATTTGTTGATTCATCACCTGGTCAGTGGATTCAAACCTCATATAATACAAGAGGCAATGTCCACTATGCACCAAACACAAATGAGCCAGATGGCGAGCCAGCTCTTCGTGGTAACTATGCTGGTATAGGATACACATATGATGCAGTAAATGATGTGTTCTATCCTGCGAGACCATTCGATAGCTGGACTATTTCAGCTGAAACAAATTGGTTGTGGCAACCTCCAATTGCTTATCCAGATGATGGTAAAGCTTATACTTGGAATGAAGCTACTACATCTTGGAAAGAAGTAGAACTTCCATAAGTATAAATATAATAAAAACAACAAGGGGATAGTGAACCATGGCAGATAAAGATTTCGTAGTTAAAAATGGTATCGTAGCTAATACGTCTTTCGCTGCTAATGGTTCGCAAATTACTCTCAACACGATCAACTCTACTTCTAATGGGTTTTTCGCAAATAATACCGCTGTTGTAGTTGGTAACTCTACTGTAAATTCAGTAATTACTTCAACAACATTTTCTGGTAAGTCAGCCGACTCTGATAAACTTGGAGGTGTTACTGCTAGCGGATATTTAACAACAACTGGCACAGCTGCAGATTCTGTTAAGCTTGGTGGTGTTGTTTCTACAGCTTACGTAAATTCAACTGGCGCTTATACTATTAGTGGCGTACATACGTATGCAGCTAATATTGTAATTACTAACCCAGCTGGTATTTCAGTTAACAGTTCTTTCGGTACAGCTAATCAAGTACTTACTTCTAACGGAACAAGTGCATATTGGTCAACACCAAAACTATCAGCGAATATCAATGGTGGTACTGGTGCTATTCAGTTTTATAATGGAACTATACTTGGTTCTAATGCTACTTTTAAATATGATGAAACTTCAAACACCTTAACAATTGGTAATACTGCAGTATACGCTACAGTTAATTCTACTGCATATACTGGATCTGCTAACAGTACAACTTATTTTGGCGGTCAATTATCTAGTGTTTATGTTAACAGTACATCATTAGCAACTACTCTTTTACCATATGTTAATAGTTCTCAGCTGTCAGCTAATCTTGCTAATTATGTAAATACGACTGCAACAGCATTTGATTCTGCTAGACTTGGTGGAGCCTTAGCTGCAACCTACGTTGCTAATAGCGGTAACTATACTATCGGCGGCGCCATAAATTTTAATAATTCAACTGTTCATACTGGTAATGTTACTATATCAAATAGTATTACTGCAAACAATAGCGATCAAGGCGCAGCTGGCCAGGTTCTTACTTCTGGTGGTCCTAACAAAAATGTTTATTGGACATCTGTACCTAACGTAGCTGCACAATATACATGGACTAATAATCAATCATTTTCAAACACAGTTACAATTACTGGCAATGCAATATTTGCAAATGCTATTTCAGCTAATGGTAACTATGGTACTATTGGTCAACAGTTAATTTCTGGTGGTACTGGCGCCAATGCTTATTGGGGATTCGCTCCTGGTGCAAACACAGCAGGTGGTACTGGCGCTGTTCAATATTGGAACGGTACGACCTTTGGTTCTTCTCTTGGATTATCTTTTGCTGCAACAGGTAATAATTTAACAGTTGCTAATACTATTGCTGTTGGTAGTGCTACTGTTAATAGCACTTCATATACTGGTAAATCAGCTGATTCTGATAAGCTTGGCGGTACACTTGCAGCTTCTTATGCATTAAAAGCCGATACTCATTATATTGGTACTACTCCAATTGCTCTCAATAGAGCAAGTAGTTCACAAAGTTTGACTGGTATCAGTATCGATGGTACTGCTTCTACTATAACTGGTCAATATTCTGGCACTTTATTAACTTCTCAAATTACTACTGCATTAGGATATACACCAGCTAATTCATCCACCGCTTCAGCAACTGTCACAGGTATCCTTTCTTCAACTGATTGGGTTACATTCAATAGTAAACAACCTGCATTGGCCAATGCTTCTGGATCAGTTTCTGGTATTCTAACATCAGCCGACTGGAATACATTTAACAGTAAACAATCAACATTAACAGCTGCTAATACTTCAGCTAATGGATATTTGTCTTACACTGATTGGAATACATTTAATAATAAATCTAATACAGCATCCCCAACATTTACGGGATCTATGAAAATTGCTGGTAATTATTATATGAATGCTATATCTGTATCTACTTCTTCTACTCCAGTAATTAATGTTTCTTCTGGTAATTATTTTACATATGTAGCTTCTGGTAGTACAACATTTTCTTTTACTAATGTTCCTACAAGCGGTAATTTAGTTTCTATTGTAATTAAAATTTATGGTGGCGGTTCTGCAGCTCCTACATTAATTTGGCCATCTGGCACTAAATGGCCAGCTGCAACAGCTCCAACACCTTCATCAAATACAGATTTATGGGTATTTTATACTGATGATGGTGGTTCATCATGGCGTGGTAATTTAGTACAGAGAGATAGTAGATAATGTTATCATTTGAATTTTTTGGTGGTAAAACTCAAATAGGTTTGCAAGTTACTTCCAGTAGTTATTCTATAACGAATAATACTGCAGTAACATTAACTGCAACTGCAACAGTTGGTGGTTTAGCTTATGCTGGAGCAACTATAAATTTTTACAATCAAGATTTTGGCACTAATTATGGAACAGCTGTAACAAATGCTTCTGGAATTGCAACAAAAACTATAACTGTTAATAATAGTCCTGCTTGGAATTATATAGGCGATGGACATTATTTTTTATCGCCAATGACATTTTATGTTTCGTTTGATGGCGATCTTACGTATAATCCTGCTGTAAGTAATACAATAGTTATAAACATTAATCCTTTAACTTTACAAATTTCTTCTAATGTTGCTAGTACATCTGCTGTAAGAAGTGGTGGAAGTGTATTACTAACTGCTAAAGCGCAAGCTGGAACAGCAGGTTATTCTGGTGCAACTATAAATTTTTATAACACAGATTTCACTATTAATTATGGAACAGCTGTAACAAATACAACAGGATTTGCAGTAAAAACTGTAACTGTTAATAATAATCCTACAGGAACTGGTGACGGTTTTTTTAGTCCTATGACTTTTTATGCAGGATTTAATGGTGATACTAGTTATTTTTCTGCGAATAGTGATGTAATAACGATCAACGTTGATCCTAATGTTACATTTTATTCTTTTGCAAATAATGGTTTAACTGCAGGCGTTGGAGCAGGTGGTAATATAACAATACCAGCTGGAGTTAGAAAAATTTCAGTATTGGCAATAGGAGCTGGTGGCGGATCTAAAGGTGGTGATACTCTAGCTATGATAAAGGCAGGTGGTGGCGGAGCTTTATCAATGGTTGTTGATTATCCTGTAACACCTGGAGATGTAATATCTTGGCATGCTGGTATCAGTACACTTTATAATGCAAATACTACAGCAGGAGCAACACCAGGAGATAGTTGGGTAAAAGACGCTGCTGGCAATTATATAGTTTGGGCTCAAGGTGGATTTGCATATACTCGTCAATTTTTAGATGATGGGTTTGGTGATGCATTTTCAGCAAATTATATTCTTGGTCCATCTGCTGTTCTTGGTGGTGGTGGAAGAGGTGGTATAGGCGGAACTAATCAAATACATTTAGCAGCATCAGGTGGAGCTACTCAATATACTTTTATTGGTGGTGGAGGCGGCGCAGCTGGTGGTTTAAATTTTAATGATTTTTATACTGGTACAGGAAGAAATGCGAATGAAGGCGCTTATAATGGTGCTAGTTATGCTACTTGGACAGTTGGTAATTATGTAGGATCAAATTATACTGTTTCAGGAGCTACTGCTCAACCAAATGGCGGTGAAGCAATTATCAATTGGAATTCTTCAAATACTAGTATGTTGAATAATACTGGCAGTACCAATTTTGGATATTCGGGTGGTGGTTGGTCAGTTACTGCTAATGGAGCAATGACAATTACTGCTACTACTAAAGGTGCTGCTGGTTTAGGCGCTGGAGCTGGCGGTCCTGGACAAATATGGACATCAGCACAAACAGCTCCAACTGCTGTATATCAAGGTGGTAGAGGATTTGTACAAATAATGTGGGGTAATAATCCTGCATATCATACTTTTACTTATGGTTAATTAAATAATGTTTAATAATGATTTTGGTATTGTCGAAAATGGTATTTTAAAAAAATACCATTTAGATCCTCGATATGAATTAACTCATGTTTCTTTCCCTGAAAATTGGCAGGGTGGAAAAATTGAAGGTGTAGAATTTGTTAAAATTGTAAAAACACCAAAACCTATTTGTAAACTTGGATGGGAAATTATTGAAGCTTTTCCTTTGTATGATAAACAAACGAATTCTTGGATTCAAAATTGGTCTAAAATATACATTGGTTCTTATAAATTAAAAATGATAGTTGCTGAAAAAAGATATAATCGAGAAATTTCAGGGATAAGAATCGGTAATTATGTTTTTAAAACTGATAGAGAATCGCAAACTAAATATACATTGATGGCATTAAATAATGTCAAAACATTTTGGAAAGTAAATGATACAGATTTTGTTTATGTTAGTATGAGAACTATTGATAAAAAAGTTAGAAATTATGTACATCATTGTTTTGAAAGAGAGCGTAAATTTTTCGAAATAATTGATACTGAAAATATGGAATTAATAGAAAATACAGATTTCGATTCGGGATGGCCGAATAACGGACAGGAATAAAAATGGCAGTTCCAAATTCAAGAGAAAGCTTCAAAGAATATTGCCTACGTAAATTAGGTAAGCCAGTTATTGAAATCAACGTAGATGATGATCAGGTTGATGATCGTATCGATGAAGCATTATTGTATTTCGCAGATTATCATTTTGATGGAACTGAAAAAACTTATTACAAGTATAAAATAACACAAACCGATATAACAAACAGATATATCACATTACCTGATAATATCATTGGCGCTGTTAATTTATTTCCTGTCGGACAATCTTTAAATACTAATAACTTGTTCAATATCCGTTATCAAATCGCATTGAACGATCTTTATACACTTACTTCTGTTTCTATGGTTCCATACTATATGGCGCTTACCCACGTGCAGTTCCTTGAGCAAATGCTTGTTGGTCAACAGCCTATTAGATATAATCGTCACGTGAATAGATTTTATATCGATATGGATTGGGGTATTATCAACGTAAATGATTATGTTATCATTGAAGCATATCAAGTTGTAGATCCAGATATTTTTACAAAAACTTGGGGCGACCGCTGGTTAGCTCGTTATGCTACTGCTCTTATTAAGCAGCAGTGGGGTAGTAATATTAAAAAGTATCAAGGTATGCAGCTACCAGGTGGATTAACATTCAATGGTCAACAAATTTATAATGAAGCTACTGAAGAGCGTAAAGAGCTTGAAGCAGAAATGATTTCAAGTTACAGCCTACCAATTACAGATATGATTGGATAACAATGGCAACGAATTTCTTTTTCAATAATTTTAAATCTTCTCAAGAGCAGCTACTTCTTGAAAATTTAATTATTGAAGCAATCAAAATATATGGTGAAGATATACTTTATCTCCCACGCAAGTTGGGTAATTTCGATCAGCTATACACTGCTGACGATCAATCAACATATGATAAAGCTTATGAAATTGAAATGTATATAAAATCAGTAGATGGCTTTACTGGTGATGGCAATTTCATGTCTAAGTTTGGTCTTGAAATTAGAGATCAAGTTACATTTTCTGTAGCGCAAAGAGTTTGGTTAGAAGAAATTGGAACTGTAACAAGTAAAACACGTCCAAATGAAGGCGATATTATTTTCTTCCCATTAAACAAAAAATGCTTTCAAATTAAATCAGTAAGCAAACTTGAAATGTTTTATCAGTTAGGTGGGTTACAAACTTGGGAACTTACTTGTGAATTGTTTGAATATAGCGATGAGCAGTTTAACACTGGTATACCAGAAATTGATATTCTTCAAACTAAATTTTCAACTAATGTTCTTGATTATTCTATCGCAGACGAAGCTGGTAATTACCTTCTTGACGAAAACGATAATTATATTGTTCAAGAAACATACAATTTAGAAACGATTGTACCAGGAGCAGAAAATACTACATTAAACACTGGAACAACTAATCATCCAACTGGTTCTAATGATTTTATTGATTTTACAGTTGTAGATCCATTTAGTGAAGGTGTTGTATAATGTTCGGTCAATCATTCTATTTTTCATCAATAAGAAAATATGTTACGTTATTCGGTACATTGTTTGATCGTATCAATATAACTAGAACTGATAGTACTGGTCATTTAAACGCTTTTATTAAAGTACCAATTACATACAGCCCTAAAGAAAAAATGTTAGCACGTGTTGGTGCAGATCCAAACTTAGATCGTCAAACAGCTGTTCCTACATTACCACTTATGTCATTCGAAATGACAGATATACTATATGATGGTAGTAGAAAACTTAGCACTGTAAAAAAATATGCTGTTGGTAATATAGAAAATTCAGAAATAATGAAATATCAGTTCGTACCAGTACCATATAATTTTGGATTTAGATTACATATTATGTGTAAAAATGCAGAAGATGGTACTAAAATTATAGAACAAATTCTTCCATATTTTACACCAGACTGGACAACTACGGTTCATTTAATTCCAGAAATGGAAGTAACTATGGAAATACCACTTATTCTAAATGGTATTTCGCAGGATGATGTTTATGAAGGAGATTGGAAAGATCGTAGATCTTTAACCTGGACTCTTGATTTTACAATGAAAGGTTACATATTTGGACCAATCAAAACAGGTAAAATTATTAAGTTTGCTAATAGCGTATTTTATACTCCCCAAGGCGCTAATGATGGCGAACTGTATAAGTATGTTGGTAATACAGATCCTGTTGCGTTTTTACAAACACAACCAGGTTTAACACCAGCTGGACTACCTACATCTAATGTTTCTCTATCTATTGATCCTAATTTAATTACTGCAACATCTGATTTTGGTTATGTAGTAAGCAACACTAATGTGAGCACATGACAACTGGAAACAATAATCCTATATTTAATGCGTTAAACCTTTCACCTATAGCTGACCCTGTAAAAGCAATTGTCGCTAAGGCGCATGATGATAGTGCAAAAAACGATTTCGAAATGGCTCGAGGAAATATACACGAAGTCATTCAAAACGGCACATACGCGATGGAAAAGTTAGCTCAGATAGCTGACTCATCTCAACACCCAAGAGCTTTTGAAGTGTTAGCCAAACTTATGGATACCATGCTTCAGGCTAATAAAGATCTAATGGAACTTCAAAAACAAATTAGACAAATTAGCGCAGCTGATGCGCCTACTAATGAACAAGCACAACAAGTAACAAATAACCTTTTCGTTGGTTCTACTGCAGATCTTCAAAAAGTTATTGAGGAAATGAAAAATGGCGGACCAAAAACGTAGTGGTTATAATGGTAATGCTCTTCTAAAACGTACCAATCAATCTATTGAATGGACGCCAGAATTAGTTTCTGAATATGTAAAGTGTTCACAAGATCCAATTTATTTTACTGAAACTTACATGAAGATCGTTAATATCGATAGAGGTTTAATAAGTTTCCAGCTATATGATTATCAGAAAGAAATGATTCAATCATTTGCTGAGAATCGTTTTAATGTTGTTGCCACTGCTCGTCAGGCTGGCAAGTCAACGGTTACTTGCGCTTTCATTCTTTGGTATACTATATTCCATCCAGAAAAAACTGTTGCTTTACTTGCTAACAAAGGCGAAACTGCACGTGAAATTCTCCAGCGTATTCAGTTAGCTTATCAGTATCTACCAGCTTGGCTACAACAGGGTGTTAAAGAATTTAGAGCTGGTGCTATCGTTTTCGAAAACAACTCTCGTGTTATTGCAGCTGCAACAAGCTCTGACGCTATTCGTGGTTATTCTATCAACCTATTGTTTATCGACGAAGCAGCGTTCATTGAGAACTGGGATACATTTTTTACCTCAGTTTATCCTACTATTTCTTCTGGTAAAGAATCTAAGATTATTCTCGTTTCTACACCAAATGGTTTAAACCATTTCTATGCTATATGGCAAAACGCTATCGAAAAACGAAACAATTATCAAGCTATAAAAGTATCATATGAGCGTGTTCCTGGTAGAGATGAAAAATGGAAAACTGATACTCTTGCATCAATGAACTTTAATACTGAAAAGTTTGAGCAGGAATACTGTGTTGAATTTATGGGTAGCTCTGGTACTCTTATCGCTGGTTGGAAATTAAAAGAGTTAGTGCATCAAACGCCTTTAAATACTAGAGACGGATTGTCTGTCTATTCAAGTCCAATTAAAGATCATAAATATACTATTGTTGTTGACGTTTCTGAAGGTAGATCATTAGATTACTCAGCGTTTCATGTTATAGATGTAACTGAAATGCCATATAAACAAGTTTGTGTTTATAGAAACAATTTAATTACACCTCTTGATTATGGCGATGTTGTTCATAAAGTAGCTATAAATTATAACAGAGCTCCAGTTCTAGTTGAAGTTAATAATATGGGCGCTCAAGTTAGCCATGCACTTCATTATGATTTCGAATATGATAATATTCTATTTACAGAAAATAATGGAAGGAATGGTAAAAAGGTAAGTTCTGGATACGGATCTGGAATTGATATGGGTGTAAGAACTACTGTTCCTGTTAAAGCAAATGGTTGTTCATTATTAAAATTATTGATAGAACAAAACCAACTAGTTATTAATGATTTCCATACTATTGAAGAATTGTCTAGATTTTCCCGTAAAGGTAAAAGTTATGAAGCGGAAGAAGGAGCGCACGACGATCTTGTAATGGGGTTGGTGCTATTCGGTTGGCTTTCAGAACAACAATATTTCAAAGATTATACCGATATAAATACGCTTATGAGATTACGAGATAAAACTGACGAAGAGATTATGCAAGATCTATCGCCTTTCGGGTTTATAGATGATGGTAGGGATGATTTTGAAGAAATTATAGACATGACTCCCCGTGGAAATTGGATGTCAGATTTAAAAGACGAATATTTATAAATAAAAGAGACAAATTACTCTATCTTTTTTCCACAGAAGGAGAAATAAAATGCCATTTCAACTAAGCCCAGGCGTTAATGTTACCGAAATCGATCTTACAGGTATTGTTCCTGCAGTTGCCACTACAGATGGTGCGATTGCAGGTGTTTTTAATTGGGGACCAATCGGTACTAGACATTTAATTGATACAGAAACAAAATTGGTAAATACTTATGGTAAGCCAAATTCTAATAACTATGAAACATGGTTTACTGCATCTAATTTCCTTTCATACGGCAATCGTCTTTATGTAACACGTGTTGCTAATACTACAGATCTTTCAACTGGTACTCTTAGTGCTGTTGGTAATACTGGTGCAGTAGGTAATCTTGTAGCTCAAGTCGTAAAAAGCGTTTCAGATTTTGGCAATCAGGTATTTGATGCTAATGTTGCTTTCGTAGCTAGATATGCAGGCGCTATCGGTAATTCTTTGAAGGTTTCTGTTTGCGATAGCGCAACAGGATTTTCTTCATCTCTTAAGATGTCTGGTTTAGCTGCAACAGAAAACCTTGACGTTTCAGCTAACCTTGCTGTTGGCATTGGCCAAAACTATGCAAATCTTGTTGTTCTTCCAGGCGTTGGTGGTAGTACTCCAAACTGTAATACTTACATCAATAATTTGATTGCCAATGTTTCTATCGGTGATTACTTGACAATCGGTAATACTACTATCGGTACACAGAATCTTCGTGTTACTAGTATCGGTAGCGTTACTACAAACTCAACTGGATCTTTTGCTACTATCGGTTTCGATAGCACTTACAGACTTTCAACATCATTCACTACAAACACTACAATTAATACCACTGTTAATCGTTCTTGGGAAGGTAGTACATCTATTGGTACTGCACCTGCAATTTCTGATTATCAGTTGCAGTTCGGTAACACTGCTGCAGTAGACGGCATTCACGTTATTGTAAGTGACGAAGAAGGCAAATTTACTGGCGTACCAGGAACAATTCTAGAATCTTATGCTGGTCTTTCTCGCGCAACTGATTCTAAGACTGTAGGCGGTCAGGCAAACTATTGGAAAACAGTAATTAATCAGTCATCTAAGTATGTTTGGGCTATTAACGATCGTGCTGGTGCAGTTTCAAATACAGCTGGCAGCTTGATATCTTCAACTAACAAAACTCCAGTTACATATTCATTCGGTTCTGGTAAAGATGGTGTTGGCGAAGCTACTATTCCACTAGGAATACTTGCTGCTGGATATGACCTTTACAAGTCTGCAGAAGATGTTGATATTTCTCTTATCCTTCAGGGTAAGCCAACTGGAACTGGTGGTACATATCAGCTTGCAAATTATCTTATCGATAACATTTGCGAACCTCGTAAAGATTGTATTGCTCTTATTTCCCCAGACGATTCTCAAGTAACAGCTAACGCTGGTAACGAAGCACTTGCTTTGGTTGCTTGGAGAAATTCAGTTCATGACAGTTCATACGCTGTAATGGATTCTGGTTATAAGTATATGTACGATCGTTATAATGACGTTTATCGTTGGGTTCCAATGAACGGCGACGTTGCAGGTCTATGTGTACGTACTGACAATACTAGAGACCCATGGTGGTCACCAGCTGGTTTCAATCGTGGTCAAATTAAAAATCTTGTTAAGCTTCGTTGGAATCCAAAGCAGGCTGATAGAGATATCCTTTACAAGAATGGTATCAATCCAATTGTATCATTCCCAGGTCAAGGAACGGTTCTTTATGGTGATAAGACACTTCAGTCTAAGCCATCAGCATTCGATAGAATCAACGTTCGTCGTCTCTTTATTGTTCTTGAAAAGGCAATTGCTACAGCTTCTAAGTTCTTCTTGTTCGAGTTCAATGATGAATTTACTCGTGCACAGTTCAAGAGCTTGATCACACCTTACCTTCGTGACGTTCAGGGTCGTCGTGGTATCACTGACTTCCTAGTTGTTTGCGACGGAACAAATAATACTGGTGAAAGAATTGATCGCAATGAGTTCTGGGGTGATATCTATATTAAGCCAGCACGTTCTATCAACTTTATTCAGTTGAACTTCGTTGCTGTAAGAACTGGTGTTCAATTCTCCGAAATTGTCGGCAAGTTTTAATAAATACATTAAAATCCATTAAGGAGAAAAAAGATGGCATCAGGATTTAATATTAGTACTTTCAAGACTAGAGGTCTTACAATGGGTGGTGCTCGCCCTACACTTTTCGAAGTGTATTTGACACCACCTCCAGGCATCGGAGTTGATCAAAACTCTCAAGATAAGTTCCGCTTCACATGTCGTGGAGCTTCTCTACCAGCTGCAACTATTCAGGCTATTGACGTTGGTTACTTTGGTCGTAAGATCAAGGTTCAGGGCGATAGAACTTTTGCTGACTGGCAGGTAACAGTAATGAACGACGAGGATTTCCTTGTTCGTTCTATGTTCGAAAAGTGGTCAAACGCTCTTAACAGAATGGAATCAAACATTCGTGATCCTCAGTTCGCTGAAGAAGAAAATTCATATAAAGTTGATATGGATGTTATTCAGTACGCTAAGGATGGTTCGGTAATTCGTCAGTATACTATCATCGGCGGATTCCCAACAGATGTATCTGAAATCGCTCTTGATTGGGATACAACTAACCAGATCGAAACATTCACTGTTAGATTTGCTTATGACTACTGGCTACCAACAGTTGAAGACGTTAACGCATACCTTAGCGATGCTGTTAGCCCTGTTTCAACTTAATCTATATATTAAATAAGTTTGTTATTAGAGAGGGATTAAAACCTTAATCCCTCTTTTATTTGAAGGAAAAGAAATGCAATTATTCGGTTTCGAATTTAAACGTAAAGTTGACTTAGATGTCGCACCGTCATTCGCTCCAAAAGAGCAAGAAGACGGTGCAGTCGTCATTGCAGCTGGCGGTAGTTTTGGTACATATGTAGATCTTGATGGTACAGTAAGAACAGAAGCCGAATTAGTAACTAAGTATCGTGAAATGGCTCTTCAACCAGAAGTTGATGCAGCTGTTGACGAAATTGTAAATGAAATGGTTAGTCTTGATGAAAAAGATCTAGTAGAAATTAAATTAGATAATTTACATGATGTACCAGAAACAATCAAGAAAAAAATTCGTGAAGAGTTTGAAAATTGTTTGCTTATCCTAGATTTCCGTAAGCATGCTTATGAAATTATGCGTCGTTGGTATATCGATGGTCGTTTATATTACCATGTCATTATTGACGATCAAGATACCAAGGCAGGTATTAAAGAAATTCGTTACGTTGATCCACGTAAGATCCGTAAAATTAGAGAAATTGCCAAGCGTAAAGCCAAAGGTGGCGAGCATGGTGAGTCTATAATTCCAAAAACTCAAAATGAATATTTTATCTTTAATGATAAAGGATTTAACTATGGCAACAAAGTTACTGGTCCTAGTACTACTGGTCTTCGTATTGCCAAGGATTCTATTCTTCATGTTACTTCAGGATTGACAGACACTCAGGGAACTATGGTTCTCTCATATATGCATAAGGCTATTAAAGCTTTGAATCAGTTGCGTACTCTTGAAGACGCATTGGTTATCTATCGTTTAGCAAGAGCACCAGAACGCCGTATTTGGTATATTGACGTTGGTAATCTTCCTAAGATGAAAGCAGAACAATATGTTCGCGATATCATGGTTAAGCATAAAAATCGTTTGATTTATGATGCTGACTCTGGTGCTATTCGCGACGATCGCAAGTTCATGACTATGTTGGAAGACTATTGGCTTCCTCGTCGTGAAGGTGGCAAAGGTACGGAGGTTACTACCTTGCCTGGCGGTCAAACACTTGGTCAAATGGACGACGTTCTTTATTTCCAGAAGAAGTTGCTTCAAACTCTTAATGTACCTATCAATCGTCTTAACTCAGATGCGTTGTTCTCTCTTGGTCGTGCGACTGAAGTTAGTCGTGACGAATTAAAGTTCAGTCGTTTTATTAATCGCCTTCGTGGTCGTTTCTCTCAGTTGTTTTTAAATTTGCTAGAAAAGCAGGTTGTACTCAAGCAAATTATGACTATTGAAGACTGGAACAATATCGCAAGTGAAATTCAGTTTGACTTTGCTAAGGATAATTACTTTACTGAGCTCAAGGATGGTGAAATTCTTGACAACCGTATTAATCTTGCACGTAATTTCCAGGATATGCTTGGTAGATATTACTCACATGAGTGGCTTCGTAAAAATATTCTTCAGCAGTCAGATGATGATATTGAAGAGATGGATAAGCAAATCGAAGAAGAAAATAATTCAGATGACCCACGTTGGATTAATCCAATGATTCAGCAGAATGAAATGGGTGAACAACAAATGGATATACAGCAGCAGCAAATGGATCAAGGTATAGATCAAACTGCAGCTGCAGGGGATGATGATGTAGCTGTTGATCCTGAACATGATAAAGATGTTAAGAAAATGCAAACAGCAAAATCAACATATAATTTGTTGCAACAAAAGAAAAATAGAACATTAAGTGATGAAGCTAAATTGAAGTCAGCTTCTTTAATTTTAGCTAAAAATAAATAGGAGATAATTGATGGAACAAGATAATAAATATAATTTGAATGATTTAGTTATGTTCAGCGCTCAACAAAAACCAGTAGATTTTAGTCAAACATTTGATCAATTAATGGTTCAAAAACTTCAGGCTGCTGTTGAAAATAAAAAAATAGAAATTGCACAATCAATGTTCAATAGTGCGCCAGAAGAACAAGGGTAATTAAATGGCAAAATATCTTAAAGACGTTTTAGGTAAAAACACTACTACCAAAAAGACAAACGATCTTGGTGTTTACAAGCCAAAGGCTGGTGACGAACAGAAGTTTGTCAAGAAACATGAAATTGAAGTTCATGATCATACTCCTGCTCCAGAATATCAATTTTCTGGTGGTAAAAGCGAAGCTGCTTATAAGAAACAGTCTGATGGTGTTTATGAGTCAAAAAAAGCTGAGGACGTTTCTTGTAATCATACACCAGCTGGAACGAAATGTCCCATTCACGAAATGGCTGATTGCAGTACAGTAAGAAATATTAAAGAATTATCTACTGATCTTTTACATAGAGCAGCTCATAAAGCAGCTAAAGTAGCAATGACCGATGTTCAGGGTCGTTCTGGACCTATCTTTAAAAAGCGTGCAGCGCAAGCTAATAAGTTTCGCGATAAGGGTATGGCGCAGGAAAAGAAAGAAAAAGCTGTTAAAGAAGAAATTATTGACGAAGCATCAATTAAACAAAAGCAGCATATGAATAGAGTAAAAACAATGCCTGGTAAAAAAGGTGCTGTAATGGGAGCTACTTCTAATTTCGAAGCTCCATTCCATAAAGTTCATGCTACAATTTCTAAAAATGGTGGTTCTAAAGAAGTAGTAAAGCATGAAATTAAAGCTAAAGACAAGCATGATGCAGTATTCAATATTCAAATGATGCATCACAAAGCTGGCCATAAAGTGCATGATACAAAGTATAAAGGAACTGTTAAAGAAGAAGCTCTTGATGAAATTTCAAAGAAAACACTTGGTGGATATATCCAGGGCGCTTCAAGAGATTTAGCAACTCGTCAATATAATCTTGGTAAAGGCGATAAAAGCAATACTGGTAAGATAATGAATCGTCGTAAGGGTATTGATAAAGCTGCTGATAAGCTTACTAATGAAGGCGCTAATGTCGACCGTATGGTAGCTCATGTTAAGTCAAGCGAAAAGGCTGCTGGTAAGTCTGATAAGAAGGCAGAATCTATCGCTTGGGCTACAGCTAATAAGCGTGGTATGCTTGATAATAAAAATAAAAAAACGAACGAAGATCTTGCTGTTCCATTACTTCAAGGCGATAGTCATTCTGATGAAGCAGTTGAAATGGTAAAAGCAGAACTAAAAGCTCTTGCTAATAAGGCAATGCATCTTGTAATGCAAATGCCATCATCAATGCATGTTGAACCATGGTGTCAGGCTAAAATTGCTCAGGCAAAATCAATGATTAATGATGTACACGATTATATGGTTTATGGTAACCATCAAGAAGAAGATGAACAAGCTGATTCTCAAATGCAAATTACACCCGCCGCCAGTCCTGGTAACACATTAGTGAATCCAGCGGGCGACCCAGATAGAGGAAGAATCGTATGAGCGCGATTATTAAACCACTCGGAACAGAATCTGTTTGTAATACAACAACTTTCAGTTCTTACAGCAATAGTACATTAGTAAAAATATCACATGCTTCTGCAGTTACAACATTAGCTCTTATTACTTGTAAAGATTCTACAAATACTACTACTAAATGGACGGCTTCTGTTATTGGTGGTGAAACTTTAATTTTCGAAAAAGGCGCAACAGATATATTAACTTCAAATAATACGGTAGCTACATTAGTAGTTGTTCCTGTTGCTTACAAGAATTAAGGTGATAAAATGAAACTCATTACCGAATTAGTAGAAAGTGTTGAATATATTACTGAAGCCAAAGAGTCTGGCGAAAAGCAGCATTATATTCAAGGAATTTTTCTACAGGCTGATAGAAAAAATAGAAACGGTCGCATTTATGAAATGACTGTTTTAGAGCCAGAAGTAAATCGTTATGTAACTGAAGTTATTAAGAGTAATAGAGCTTATGGAGAACTAGGACATCCAGAAGGTCCAGCTATTAATCTTGATAGAGTATCACATATTATCACAGAATTAAAACGTAGTGGTAGTAATTTCATTGGTAAAGCTAAACTTACTAATACACCAATGGGTAACATTGCTAGAGGTCTTTTAGAATCTGGTGCTAATCTTGGTGTTTCTTCGCGTGCTTTAGGATCTTTACAACCAGATCAAAAAACTGGTGCTATGATGGTCCAACCTGATCTTCGTCTTGCTACAGCAGCTGATATTGTTGCTGACCCATCAGCTCCCGATGCATTTGTTAAAGGTATTATGGAAAACGTAGACTGGGTTTATGACTCAGTTAAAGATACTTGGCGCGAAGAAAAACTTGAGGTTATCAAGAAAAAAATACATACTATGTCTATAAGAGAAATTGAAGAGCAGAAACTTGCCATTTTCGAAAACTATATTAGCTCTTTAGCTTTTAAAATCAATAAATAATAAATAATTCTAAATTCCACAGGGAGACCTTACGATGTCAATTAAAAGTTTTCAAATGAAAGACCTTCTAAATCAGGTTGCTATGAACGAAGCTAAGAAGAAGAAAAAAGAAGAAGACGACGAAGAAGACGAAATGGACGAAGAGTTCGTTATCGAAAAGAAGTCTTCTAAAGAAGAAGACGATGAAGAAGACGATGAAGAAGATGACGAAGAAGAATCTGGTGGAAAGTACAAGCGCAAGCATGTAAAAGAATCAAAGAAAAAAGAAGAAGACGACGAAGAGGATGATGAAGAAGAAGATGGCAAGAAGAAAGCTATGAAAGAAGATACTACTGCTATGGCTTCTCTAAAGCCAGCTTCTCATTCAGTTGACGATCCTAAGTCTAAGATTGGCATGATTGCTCATATGATTGGTGCTATGCACGCTATGGGTAAGGAAGATCTTGTTAAGTGGTTTGATAGCACTATGTCTCTTTATGGTCCAGGTAAGGATTGGGGTGTTGGTAATCACAAAGCTTCAAATGAAAAGTCAATTCAAATGAAGCCATCTAACGCTGTTGGTCATCAGGGTGCATCTGCAAATGATCCAATGCCAAAGCTTTCTGTTAAGGAAGATGTTGAAGAAATGTTTGCTAATTCTGATCTTTCAGAAGAATTTAAATCAAACGCTGCAACACTTTTTGAAGCAGCAGTAAATGCACGTGCAATGGTTGAAATTGCTCGTCTTGAAGAAGAGTACGAAGCAGCTTTCGCTGAATCTGTAGAAAATATTACAGAAGAACTTACATCTAAGCTTGATTCATATCTTGAATATGTAACTGAGCAGTGGATGGAAGATAATGAAGTTGCTATCGAATCAACACTTCGTAACGAATTAATGGAAGAATTTATTGATGGCATGAAGGGTCTATTCGCTGAACATTATATTGACGTTCCACAGGAAAAGGTTAGTGTAATCGAAGCTCTTGCTGAAAAGGTAGAAACACTTGAAGCAGCTCTTAATGATTCTATCAATGAAAACGTAGAGCTAAAGAAAACTATGACAGAAAGTGAAAAGGATGGTATCCTTGAAAGCCTATGTGATGACCTTGCTCTATCACAAGTAGAGAAGTTCAAGGCTCTTGCAGAAGGCATTGACTTTGATGGCGATTTGGAAACTTATGGTAAGAAGCTAGCTTTTGTTAAAGAAAGTTATTTCGCTGCTAAGAAGTCAGTAGTTTCTACTAATATTGAAGAAGAAACTTTTGAAGGCGAAACATCTTCAATGAATACAGTTTCTATTGATCCAGTCGTTAATCGTTACGTACAAGCAATTACTAAAAACGTAAAGAAATAACTTTTATAAATATAAAATACAACACCTTTAGAAAGGGAGACAAAAATGTATCTAGCTGAGGCAATTCAAAATAAGTGGGCACCTGTGCTCGATCATGACGCTCTTGGAGCAATTAAGGATCAACACCGTCGCTCAGTAACTGCAGTAATGCTTGAAAACACAGAGAACGCTCTCCGTGAAGCATCTGCTCATGGTTCATACCAGACTCTAACAGAAGCAGGTATTGCTCCTGGTGCAGTTAACGCAATGGGCTCTTCAAGCTCAACTGCTGGTTCAGGCGGTATTGATACTTTCGATCCAGTATTGATTTCTCTTGTACGTCGTGCAATGCCTAACCTTATTGCTTATGATATCTGCGGCGTTCAGCCAATGACTGGTCCTACTGGACTTATTTTCGCAATGCGTTCAATGTACGCTAACCAGGGTCTTCAGTCAAATGGCGCTGGTGGTGCTCAGGGTGCTGCTGTAACTAACGAAACTTTCTATCAGGAAGTTAATACAGCGTTCTCTTCACTTCAGACTATTTCAGATGCCAACGTAGCATTCACTGCTAACAAGGGTACTTTCCCAGGCAACTCAAATACTACAAACCTTACTGCTACTAATACCTATAACACTGGTACTGGTATGACAACAGCTCAGGCTGAAATTCTTGGCTCCAATACTTCTGGCGCTAATGACTTCAACCAGATGGCCTTCTCAATCGAAAAGGTAACTGTTACTGCTAAGTCACGTGCTCTAAAGGCAGAATACACTATGGAACTTGCCCAGGATCTAAAGGCAATCCATGGTCTTGATGCTGAAACAGAACTTGCTAACATTCTTTCTGCTGAAATTCTTGCAGAAATTAATCGTGAAGTAGTTCGTACTATCAACATCACTGCTGTTCCTGGCGCTCAGGACAATACCACTACTGCTGGTATCTTCGACCTTGACACCGACTCAAACGGTCGTTGGTCAGTTGAAAAGTTCAAGGGTCTTATGTTCCAGCTTGAAAGAGAAGCTAACGCAATTGCCCGTCAGACTCGTCGTGGTAAGGGTAATCTAGTAATTTGTTCTTCTGACGTTGCTTCTGCACTTCAGATGGCAGGTGTTCTTGATTATACTCCAGCTCTTAACTCAAACAATCTTCAGGTAGATGACACTGGTAACACTTTCGCTGGTGTTCTTAATGGTCGTCTAAAGGTTTACATCGATCCATACGCAATCGGTGGCAACTACCTAACTGTTGGTTATAAGGGTTCTTCAGCATTCGACGCTGGCTTGTTCTATTGCCCATACGTACCACTTCAGATGGTTCGTGCAGTTGATCAGCAGTCCTTCCAGCCAAAGATCGGCTTTAAGACTCGTTACGGCATGGTAGCCAATCCATTCGCTGAAATGAATCCTTCTTATCAGCCACTAAGAGGCGCTGGTGAACTTGCTATCAATACTAACCGTTACTATCGCCGTATGATCGTAAATAACCTAATGTAAGTTAGGAATAAGACGGTTTCAAGCCGCAAACTTTAAGGGGATCTTCGGGTCCCCTTTTTTCTTGACTTTTTTTCAGTTTACCAGTATAATAATATATGAGAGGATGATAATAAATAACAATAGCTCCAGGAGGTACTGATGACTGCTATTGATAACACACCATACAATAAGAATTTTCTTAGTCCGCTTAATATTGTATTTCAAATCAAGCGTTCCCCTCATTTAAATTTCTTCGTCCAGCAAGTAAATCTTCCATCTGTTTCTGTCAATTTCCCTGAACAACCAAACCCATTTGTTCATATTCCTATTTCAGGAGAACATCTTGAATTCGGTACATTGAGAGTTTCTTTTAAAGTCGACGAAGATATGCAGAACTGGTTTGAAGTCCATAACTGGATTAGAAATTTAGGTTTCCCTTATGAATTTGAAGAGTATAAAAAATTAACTGCTGCACCAAAAGCTTCTGGTGAAGGTATTGTATCCGACATTACATTAGTAATTTTAAATCAAGTTAAGCTTCCTGCATTTGAAATAACATTTAGAGATGCATTCCCAGTTTCTCTTTCTGATTTACAGTTCGATGTAACAGAAGAAACAGTTAATTACATTACTGCATCTGCAGATTTCAAATATGTACTTTACGATGTTGTAAAATTATAGTATACTTTTACTAATAATTGAGCTATAATATGATTAAAGTGAGGTCATATGAAGTTAGAAGAAATATACACAGAGTGGGACGCAGATAGCGATATCGATACTACTGATTTAGGTACTGAAAGTATTAAGATACCTAAATTACATAACAAATATTATAAGCTATATACTAGTGAAAAGCTACTGTTGCGTAAGTACGAAGCTGAAATGAAATCATTAAAACTAGCTAAGTATGAGTTTTATACACAGGGTCCATCAGCTGAAACTAAAGAACTTGGTTGGGAAATGCCATCTAGAGGTATGATTCTTAAACAAGAAATGCCTATGTATATGGAAGGAGACAGAGAAATTATTGCTTTGTCTTTAAAAATTGGATTGCAGCAAGAAAAAGTAGAATTACTCGAATCTATTATCAAAAGCCTAGTCAACAGGGGATTTCAAATTAAATCGGCAATTGATTGGCATAAATTTACAATGGGAGCATAATGGATATAATTGAGATCGAGCGTTTCGACGAGACGTATAACAAAATAACATGCGATCCTGGCATTGGTTTCGAACTCAGTGAATATTTCACTTTCGAAGTTCCAGGTGCTAAGTTTATGCCATCCGTACGTAACAAAGTATGGGATGGTAAAATACGTTTGTACAATGTTATGTCTTGCTTGCTTTACGCAGGTCTCAATGAATATGTGAAAGAGTTTGCTGATAAACGAAACTATCAGATAGTATACAAATCAGATTTCTCAGCTGATGAATTTTCAGTTAAAGAAGCATTAGAGTTTGTCAAAACAATCAACCTACCATCGAAATATGAACCTAGAGATTATCAAATAAAGGCTTTCGTTCATGCTGTACGTAATCGTAGATCTTTACTTCTCTCACCAACAGCCTCAGGCAAATCATTTATCATCTACCTAATAACGAGGTACTATAATGCACGGACTCTTATTATTGTTCCAACTACTTCTCTGGTTAGCCAACTTGCCTCTGACTTTAGCGATTATGGCTTTGTATCTGATAAGTTCGTTCATCGAATCTTTGCTGGGCAAGATAAACAAACGGATAAACCAATTACCATCTCAACCTGGCAGTCCATATATAAGATGCCTCAAAAATACTTCGAACAATTTGATGTGGTCATAGGCGATGAAGCACACTTATTTAAAGCGAAGAGTCTTACTAGCATTATGTCTAAGCTTAATAGCTGTAGATATCGTTTTGGATTCACAGGTACTCTTGACGGTACTCAAACTAATCAGCTTGTTCTTGAAGGTTTGTTCGGTCCTATTAAACGCATTATTAGTACTGCCGAACTAATTGAACAAAAACACTTGACTAAATTCGAAATTAAGGCTATAATATTAAAATATCCTGATGAAATACGTAAACAAATAGCGAAGCTTGATTATCAAGCAGAGTTAGATTATCTTGTGCGTAATGATGCACGTAATAAATTTATTATGAACCTGACGCTTTCGCTGTCGGGTAACACGCTATTGTTATTTCAATTTGTTGAAAAACATGGCAAAGTATTGTATGATATGATTAAGGATTGTGGTCGTGAAGTATATTTTGTTCATGGTGGTGTTGATGGAGAAGATCGTGAACAAATTCGTAAATTTTTGGAAACACAACAAGAAGCTATTATCATCGCTAGTGTGGGAACTTTCTCCACAGGTGTTAACATTCCTAGTTTGCGTAACATTATATCTGCTAGTCCTTCAAAATCCAAGATTCGAAATTTACAATCAATTGGTCGCGTATTACGCAAGTCAGCTGATAAAGATGGCGCAACTCTTTATGACATCGCTGATGATCTAACTTGGAAATCAAGACAGAATTTTACACTATTACATTTTATGACACGTATAGCAATTTATAATGAGGAAAAGTTTGATTATAGAATTTATCCAATTAATTTGAAGGGCGCATAATGGCAAAAAAGCATTACGTTAATGGTAAAGATTTATATAATGCAATGGTAATATATAAAGAAAAAGTTGAAAAAGCAAAAGCAGAAAATAGACCAATTCCTGTAATACCTGATTACATTGGTGTTTGTTTTATGTTGATATGTAATAAGCTTTCAACAAAACCTAATTTCATGGGATATTCATACAGAGACGAAATGATTTCTGATGCAATAGAAAACTGTGTATCAGCTGCACATAGTTTTGACCCAAACAAATCTAATAATCCATTTGCGTATTTTACTCAAATTGCTTGGAATGCTTTCATACGTAGAATTCATAAAGAGAAAAAGCAAGCATATATCAAACATAAGAATTTTGAAAACTCTGGTATTATGGATGAACTATACGAACAACAAGAAGGCAGTCAGTTTATTCAAATCAAACATAACGAATACTCAGATGATATTATTAGAAATTTTGAAAGTAAGTTAGTTAAAAATTCAAAGAAAGCTAAAGTAGGATTAGAAAAATTTGTAGAGGAAGAAGTAAATGAAGAACTTACACCTAGTGCCAGTTAATATTGTAGATCTGGTTGAAAAAATTAATGATAAATCAATTCGTGAAAACGAACGTAACAATTATGTTCTTAGATTAGAAGCTACTGCATCTTTTATAACAGAATCGCTCAATAAGAATATTATGTCATTTTCGCATAACAGGAAGAAAACTGCTAGATGAAGATAGCGCTGATTACTGATACGCACTGGGGTATTCGCAATGACAACATTGCATTTATGGATAACAGTAAGAAATTTCTGGATGAAGTATTTTTTCCTTATTTGGATGATAACAATATTCGTAATGTCGTTCATCTTGGCGACCTGGTAGATCGTCGTAAATATATAAACATTCGTACAGCTAATCGTCTTCGTCAAGATTTTCTTGAGCCTCTCTCTCATGGAGAGTATAATGTACACTTCATTGCTGGCAACCATGATACTTATTTTAAGAACACTAACTCTGTCAATGCGCTCCAAGAACTCGTCGTAGACAAGTACTCCTTTAGAGTTTATGATCAAATTCCTCGCGAAGTAGAATTTGATAGTGCAACTGTATTAATGCTACCATGGATATGTGATGAAAACAGACAACTTTGCCTCGACAAAATACGCTCTACGCCGTCTCAAATTATTATGGGCCACCTTGAACTTGCGGGATTTGAAATGCATCGTGGGTCAATGGTCTCTCATGGAGACGATCGTAAACTCTTTGATCGTTTTGATATGGTTCTCAGTGGCCATTATCATCATCGTTCCAGTGATGGTTCTATTCATTATTTGGGTAGCCACGCTGAGTTTACTTGGAGTGACTATGATGATCGTAAGGGCTTTCACATCCTGGATACAGAAACCAGGGACTTGACTTTTATCGAAAATAAGTTTACAATGTTTGGTAAGTTCTGGTACGATGATCTATCTAAAACGTCGCCTCCAGAATGTTTTGATCTTGAATATTTCAAAGGTAAAATCGTTAAGATCATTGTACAAAACAAAACAGATCTTTACAAATTCGATAGGTTTATCGATGCATTCGAAAAAATTGGTGTGCTTGAAATGCAAATTGTCGAAGATCATCTTAACCTTGGCGTTACCGAAGACGAAGATATCGTAAACGAAGCCGAGTCAACTATTGGTATTTTCAAAAAATATATAGATCAGGTAAACTCTGCTAACCTTGATAAGATCAAACTCGAACAAACTATTGTCGAACTTTATAATGAGGCGTTAGCTATAGAATGATATTTTTTAAAAAACTGCGTTGGAAAAATCTACTCTCAACTGGTAATATTTTTACAGAGATAGATTTAGCTAAATCAAACAACACACTTATTGTCGGCGAGAATGGAGCTGGGAAGTCTACCATTCTCGACGCTTTGTCGTTTGCACTGTTCGGCAAACCTTTTCGAAAGATTAACAAGCCACAACTACTCAACACAATCACGAAGAAAGATCTTATTGTTGAAATTGAATTTAACATTTCAACTAATGAGTATAAGATTGTTCGTGGCATAAAGCCAACAGTGTTTGAAGTATATCAGAACGGTGTACTTTTAAATCAATCAGCTGAAATGAAAGACTATCAGGAAATTCTTGAGAAGCAAATTCTCAAGTTAAATCAGAAGTCTTTTTGTCAAGTAGTTGTTCTTGGCTCTGCTACGTTTCAACCATTTATGCAGCTTCCTGGGGGTCAGCGCAGAGAAATTATTGAGGATCTTCTTGATCTTCAAATATTCACAACTATGAATTTACTTCTTAAGGAACGTATATCCAATAACAATAATGATCTTACTGACATCAACACTGATCAAAAAGTTGTGATGGAAAAAATCAAAATTATCAAGCAACAGCTGTTAGAAAAACAAAACAACAACGAAAAACTTGTTGTAGAAAAAGTCAATATTATTGATGATACTATGGAAAAAATATCCCAGCTTAATAATCAAAGCTTGGATCTTTTAAAGAAGATAGATGATCTAAATGAAAGTATCGAAGACGAACCTAAAATTAGTAAGCGTATTAATCAGCTGTCGCAACTAAGACATAAGATTGAAGCAAAGCGTGCATTGATTAATAATGATATTAGCTTTTTTAAAAAACACGAGAACTGTCCTACCTGCACTCAAGCAATTAGTCCCGAGTTTCGTGAAGTAACAATGATTTCTAAAAATAATGAAATTGAAAATATTGATATTGCTCTTACGGATCTTGTTAAACAATATGATGAAACGAATGCTCGTCTAAACGAAGTAATTGAAGTACACGCTAACGTACAAACATTGCAAATACAAAATATCAAGCTTCGTTCTAATATAGATTCGTTGTTAAAATATCGTAATCAGCTTGAAAAAGAAATTCAAAATATCAATGCTTATCATGAAGCTGACGAAGAAGATAAGATGAATGAGTTGGAAACTGAGTTAAATTTAGTTGCTGTTCGATATAATGATGCTATGGATCAAAAGCAAATTTATACAGCAGCTGCTATGTTATTGAAAGATGGTGGAATTAAATCAAGGATTATTAAGCAGTATGTTCCTGTTATTAATAAGCTTATCAATAAGTATCTTTCAGCTATGGATTTCTTTGTACAGTTCGAACTTGACGAGGAATTTAATGAAACAATCAAGTCGCGCTTCAGAGACGAGTTCTCTTACGCCTCATTTTCTGAGGGTGAAAAGATGCGAATTAATCTTGCTGTGTTGTTTACATGGCGTGCTGTGGCTAAGTTGCGTAATTCTATCTCTACTAATCTTCTTATTATGGATGAAGTTTTCGATAGCTCCCTAGACTCGAACGGAACAGAAGAATTTCTTAAGATACTAAATAACTTGACAACTGATACTAATACATTCATCATCAGCCATAAAACAGATCAGCTGTATGATAAGTTTAGTAACGTAATTAAATTTGAGAAGCATAAAAACTTCAGTAAAATTGCAATGTGAAAGATATTATGGAAAAAAAACTTTTAATATATTTTGGTGGTAATAATCCAAAACGATCAAAATTAAATTTACCTAGTTGGATTCCAAAATCTAGATTAACTTTTGTTCAATCTATAAACAGAATAAATTCTGATTATAGTAATAAGCTAAATGCATTTAAATCCGTTATAGCTTCAGAAACTATTGAAGAAATATTAACATTACCTAATAACAATTTTTCATTTGAAGATCAAGTACATAAAACAGCATTAGAAATTAAAGAAAAAACTAAAGGTTCTAATGTTTATTTGATGTATAGTGGCGGTATTGATAGTACTTCTGCTCTTGTTGGTATAATGAATACATGGGATGAAGAAGATTTAAAACGTGTTTACATATTGATGTCGTATAGATCTATTTTAGAATTTCCAGAAATGTGGTCTGTAATAAATCAAAAATTTAAAGGTAGAATCATTAATTCTCTTGTTGATACAAATATATTCCTTAATGAAGGTTATATTATTACAGGTGAGTTGGGTGATCAACTTTTTGGTAGTGATATAATTCTTTCTTTAGTTGATTATTATGGCGAAGAAGGTATTCATATGCCTTGGAAAGATAATATTAAAACCTTCTATAGTACAATATTTTCGAAAAATTTTGATATAGATTTATTCATTAATATGTATTCAGAAACATGCGAATATTGTCCATTCGAAATCAAATCTTGTTTTGATTTTTTGTGGTGGTTTAATTTTACAAACAAATGGCAGTTAGTAAAGTATAGAGTTTTAAGTCAAAGTAGATTTGATAATCCAAAAGAACAAGTATCTAAAATTATTAATTTTTTTGACACTCCTGAATTTCAAAGATGGTCTTTGGATAATCATGATTTAAAAATTCAAAAAACATTAAACTCGTATAAATACACTGCTAAAGAATACATAGTCAAACATACTAAATTTGTAAATTATCTCAACAAGCCAAAGATAGGAAGTTTACAATTTGTTTGGGGTAATTTTGATAGATGTTATGCTTTTGATGAAAATTTAAATTCCATGACTATGGAAGAAATTATAGGATGTATTAATAATGGAAAATGAACAACCTCAAACTACAAACAGATATTACTTGTATGTTGGATCCGATAGTCGATTAATTGCCATCAGAGAATATAAACTTTGGTATACGCCTATTCGTGAATTTAGATATGAAATATTTGATGGGTTTATTCCAGAAAATATTAAACAGTATATCCATCATTTTGGATACATTACTTCGAATGGCGAAGTAATGCTTGTAAGAAAAGAAACTAATTCGACAGATATAATCGACAAATGTAAAGAAGAAGCTTTAGAGCTTCATATATGGGAACTTTTCGAACTTTTTGTAGTAAATTATACAAAACTGTATACTAAAAATTTCATAGATATAATGACTGATTTTTATATTTTAGACGAAATTAGATTGTATAATTTTACTGGAGAAGTTGGAACTTTTTTAAGTAATTTTCAAAAAAATAATGAATACAATTATTCGTTAGATGATATTATAAAAAGAGAAATGATGAAGATAGAAGATAAAAAAAATATTATGTTTTTTTTAAATAATCAACGCTCTAATATTAAAAAATTAGTTTCTGAAAAAAATTATGAAGAAGCGTTAAGTTATATAAAACAAACGCATAAAGGTTGGTAAAATGATAATATATTCATCAGAAGAAAGAAAAACAGTCGACGTTATCGATAAACGTAATACAATGTATCCAACATATTCTGTGATGGCAAGGACTATACATTGTATTGATGCATCAGAAGTTGGATGGTCAACAATGTTTGGTTTTTCGTTTGGTAATAGTTCTTTATATATTGGTAAAAAAAATTATAATATAAAAAGTAACCAATATTTTTCTATTCCAGTTAGAAATCAAGATGTAACAATAGATCCAACTGATGATTTGTTCGTGGTATTTCGTTTGGGATTTATTGGACATGATTTGGTTGGTACACAAGATGTTACTAGTACAGGTAAGCTTTCTTACATCGATGGTTGCTCTGATTCATTAATGGTTTATCCACCACGACTTGGTGATCCAACATTGAATTATTTGTTTTTTCCAACCAAAATAAATCAATCATTTCATACTCATCCT